GATAGGATATCCATCTCTAGGATCTCTCATATTATTGGTAATATCTACCTCTAAGTAAGGTAAATGCTTTAATGTAACAGTACCGCCATTTACAAGTCTATATGCTTTAATTTGATACCCATAGGTAAGATTCATATTATCTGTACCTTGAATAACATTTTGTGCAGGAATTAAGAATTTATTTGCTTCATCCTTAAAGGCTTCATCAAACATTCTCATACCAATTTCACCTGTCATAAGCTCAATATTTCTATTTTCGCCAGCTACACGACCAAAGTGAACATCCATAAGATAATCACGAATTAACTTAGCATCAAACTTACCATAAGTTTCAACATTACCCCACTCAAGTTGTTGTTTAAAACCATATGGGGAACGAGTCTTATAGCCCTTTTCACCATCTAAGTCCTGAGATCCACGACCCCAGAATAACATATTGCCCTTCTGTTTATCAAGTTCTTTCCAGAACTTTAATTCAGCACGACTAATCCACTTAGTATCAGTAACTTTAATTACATTACCTGTCGAATCATCAACCTCAACTTGATCAAATTGAAGCACACGATCATCCACATAACCAGTTACTTTATGTTGTAATCTGATCATATCAGGAAGTTGATCCTTCAACTCGATCATTTGTTCAAAGTGCAAGTTTGTAGCTTGACTTGATTGCTCAGAAAACACACCGTGAACATTTACATATTCAGAGCCGGGGCGCATTAACCACTGTGGATAATAATCCAAAGCATTATCTGTAACTAACTGAACAGTATACACCCATCCACCAGACTCTTGATAAGGAGCCATTTGTTGTGATATACGAACAAAATGTTGTTTATCCGTAGTTAAAACTTCACCGGGAGAAAACCAGTCTTGGTCTAATTTTAACTTGAAATACTGACGATCAATACCAGCCTTACTATTAGTAGATTCAAGATTTTCAAGAACTACAGCTGGGCGAGGTCTAATAGCCTGTTTCCAAGTCCAAGTATCAGTTGTACCATCCAATTCACGAACCTTCATTCTACCCTGAGTTAACTCACGAATAGGGTCATTTGGATATTGCATAAAACCAAATGCCATTTGAAGAGCATCATCAAACATTTGTGGATTGATGTTAGCAAAAGTTGAAAGGTGATTGCTATCAATCATACCAGACAATCTTTTGCCTTCTCTTATAACAAGTTTATTAGATGTATTAGTATACGCCATGTTAAATAATTATATTTAAATTTTATTATTTTCCTATTAGAACTTTTGTTTTATCAGCAAAAAGATTTTTCCAAGTATCTTGGGTTTTCTTTTCAGCAGTTATTTTTTGATCATCTTCAACAGTTAAACCAGTTGACTTGACTCTTGCTGCTCCTCTTGATGCGCTTTTTAATTTATCTGCTAATTCAGATGTAGCCTCAACTTTAGCGGCTTTTTTTATACCCTCAACATTATACTTATTAAAACGCATCATATTGCGAAATATATAAGACTCTACATCATTTTGTTCAGCTAGTTCATCTGCATATGCCTGACTTACAAATTGACCATTATCTAGCTTAACTGTGGGTTTAAAAAGATATTCTTCAAACTTCTTTTTAGTTCTAGCATCTTTTATATTAAAAAGACCTTTAACAGAATCATTTTTAGTTATAAAGTCTTTAACTGAACTAATTGCCTCATCCTTTTGTTTTTGGATAAGTTTTTCACTTTCTATTTGTTGTTTTTGAAACTCAGCTTGTTCTTTTTCTTGAACATCCTTTAATGCTAATAAGGCATCCTGAGCTTCATCCGCTAAAATACCAGAATCTTTAAATTTAGTAATTTTAGCTTTTATTCTTTCATCATTTAAACTGGTAGTCCTACGTAAAAAAGCCTCAACTACCTGTTCCTGATCATTTTCATTCTTTAAATCCACATCTTTAAGTGGATCAGAATATACCTCAACAAATGAATTTAAATCACCCCCATTTTTAATATAATTAAAAAGATTAATGGCCATATCAGCCTGTGGGTGACCTTCAAATATTGTCTTAATTGTATTATTTACTCGATTATTAACTGTATTTTCAAATGACTTTATAAATGAAGTCTCATCTTCAATTTTATCTTCATCTGAAAGGTCAATAATGCCCTTAGTGGCAAGTTCTTTAGATAATATAGAAAATGTATTATTTTCTGGTTCATCTTCCTCTACATCTTCCGTAGAAGTTTTTGTACCATCAATTTCAATTTCCTTAGTTAATTCTGTTTTAGGATCCTTTGGATCTTTTTCTACCTTTGGTAGAACAATTTCATCATCATTAACTTCTAAAGCTTCTTGGCCTTCTTTACCTTTCTGAGATTCTTCACTATTCTCAGTTTTTGGTGTAATGATAGATGAAAAACTTGGAGTTAATTCAAAAAGTTTTTCTATCATAATACTTAAATTTAAGAAATTTTATTTAATATAAAGTATTTATTATCAATTAGTTATATAATTAGTATATAAGTCATTGATTATCAATGAGTTAAAATTTTTATTTTTTATTATTCTTATCGGTTTTAGCTGACATTTTTCGTATTTTTAGTTTTTCTAATTTACTTTTAGCATTTAATTCTTTATTTTTAAATGCTAATTGATCATCGGCCATTTGCTTTTGTATATCAGTTTGATGTTTAATTGCTTCTGTTCTTTTATTCTCAGTATCTTTTTTAGACTGAATATCTTTTTCCTTTAATTTAATTTCATGTTGACGTTGTTTTTCTTTATCTATTACTTCATTAGTATGTTCCAATTGTTTTTGTTGTAACTCTGCCTGTTGAATTATTAAATCAGAAGAATCTGGATTTTGAAATTCAACTTGACCTAATGTTTTCATTTCAGCTATTTCAAGTTCAACTTGACGATCTTTTTCTTTATTAGCATCTTCTCTATCAAGTTTTTCTATTTCTAAATCCTTTTTATCTTGAATAACTTGTTGCTCTTGCTGCATTTTTTGTTGTGCCATTTGAGCATTAAGTTCCTTGAGTTCTTCTAGTTTTTCACGTATTACTGCAATAGAATCTTCTGATAATATCATGGCCACATCTGCTAAAGGAGTACCATTTTGTAAAGCAGGTTGAGCTAATTGTCGTAATGCCTGCAAAGCCTGTTGATCTTTAGCACTATCGGTAATATATACAGATAAATCAGAGAATGTAAACTTTTTACCATCTATTTCTAGAAAACCTATACTCATATCATCTAAGAAAAAGGTTTCTTCACTAGTTTTATCAGCATATAAAGACTTAGCTTCTTCTAATAAATTAGTTAAAACACGAGCTTTAATATTATCATGTGTTCTAAAAAAATCATCTGTTTGATTAAAACTTCTATTTAATGCTGCATTAGTAGCAGTAGCAGTCTCACTTTGAGTAGCTTGTCCTAATCTTTGAACATTAAATCCTACTTGTTGCCAACACTTTTGTTCTAAAAGATTTAATAATTCAATTTTAGTTTGTATTGCTTGACCAAGAGTTGCATCAATTGAAGTAAATTGATTAAAAGTAGCTGGTTTTCCTTCAGCAGTAGGATCAACCATTACAATTTTCATTTTCTTAATCCAATATAACCATTTTTCTAAATCCCACCCTTGCTTAGTTGGAATTTGGTTTGGATCCATTAATAATAATTGCCCTAATTCACTATTAAAATCTTCTTCTAGTTTATCTAATATAATATTATATAAAGCCTGATGAGGTTTCATTTCATCTACTATAGACACTGGTTTAGTATTTAAGGCATTGTAAACACCTCCAGTATATCCCAATTTAGTACCATATAGACGATTCATTGATCTATATTGGTTTTCTTTAGGTTGAACCTTTATATAAATATTCTGCCCTATTTTAGTTCCCTCCCATGCTTCATTAATCCAAATTTCTTCAGACTCCCAACCCATTTCTTTTTGTTGCTTAGATAGTTTAAATTCACCATCTAATATCATTACTTGAGGATTACCATCATTATCTAAAAAGGTTATTTTATTTAATAATCTTCTAGACATCCACTCTGCATGGACTACTAATATATGATTTCTATAGCCATAAAGATTATTATAAGCATACTGATTAGAACTAGGACTAAATTCAAATATTCTATAGTCAGGACTAATAGGATACCTAGAATCATTCATAGCTGCCATTAAATATGGGTATCCATATTCAGTATATTGTTCAACGGTAGAAACATTAGGGTTAGTAGTAGTACCACCATTTCTATCATAATTCTCAATAGTTTTTACTTCCTCATCTGTTAGATACATTTTATATCTATCAATTATATGAGCTTTTGTCATATAAACTCCTCTTACTACCCAATCTGCTTCATCTATATATGATACACTATCAGATTTATCATATACTATTTCAACAGGATTTATGTTTTCAACTATAAGTTGATCATTTAATCTACCAATCCAATAGTATTCTTCTGCTACTATACTAGCATGTTTAATACCAGTTTGAAATTTTTCCTTTAATAAAAGTTGTTTATTAAATTTATTTAAAAGAACAGTTCCAGTTTTTTCAATAGTAGTAGTATATTTTCTACGCATAAAATTTTCAATATCAGGTGGACTCATGGAATTTTGAGTATCTTGATATTGTTTATCATTTGGGTCTGATAAACCCATTGATTGTAATTGTTGAGCTACTATATTTTGTATATTACTCATTACATAATGTTGTAATAAAGTAGTTTTATATCGTATATACTCATTTTTATTTTCCTCATCCTCACCTTTAACAATGAAACTAAATGGTCGTTTAGTTTCTTCTCCCCATAAATCTTTTAATGGTAAATTAAGTATAGGATAATGTTTAACAGGTTTATTCATATCCCCTAAATCCATACCTTCATAAGTAGTGGATAGGGCATTATATAATTCAGGAGTAAATTCACCAGCAACTAGTTTATAATTTACTATTTTTTCTCTTCTCCTATATGAATTTGTCATCCATTGGGTAGTAAAAAAATCCATACAATCTTTTTGCCAATTCTCATCTTTCTGAGTATATGGAATAGTTTGTATTGGTAAATAAAACTTATTACCACTAGTTGTTCTAGGATTAGATAATGCTGGAAAAATATCAATAAAACCCATTGAGTATAATATATATTATTATAGTTATATTAAATACTAATATACAAAATTATAACTACTAAAAATTTTTATTTTTTAAACCCATTCTTACCATCCTAGCTCCTATTAAAAATTTATCTGCAAGTTTAGCAGCTGCGGACATTGGAGAGTTAACTGATTCTTCTTTGATTACTCTCCTTTGATATAAAGCCTGCTCATATAATAAACATCCACGAAAACTAGTAATTCTATCAAAGTTATCTTCATCATTATAAGCTATAAGTTCTCTTATAAGCCCCTTATCCTTAATACGGGTATATCCTAATATCTCTTTAGCTATAGTAGTTTTGGTATCATCAGTATATATATACCCTATTACTTCAGTAAGATATTTAATAATAAGATTATCTCCATTTAGTATAACTTCTCTAGTTGGATGAAAACCATAACTTCTTGAAACTTTAGAGGTTGGGTTTAAACCTTTAATTTCATCCATTTGTTCTTGAAGTATATATTCTTTATTTTTATTTCTAAAATGATTAACTATACCCACATTGGCATTTTCCACTAATAATTTAGCATTATAGTATTCACAAAGATTAATTGCTATATCATACATTTCCTCAGCAGTTGGCCTTCTACCATTATAAGTAGCCACTATTTTTCGATCTGTTTGATCTAGTGCGTTATTATTTGTACGTTTATATATAGTCAATGAAAATATAGAGCTAGAAGTAGGGGCAGCATCTTGATCTACACTATCTACCATAGCTATATAAAGACCAGTTTGTTTTTCAGGAGAAGGTGGTTCATAAATCCATATAGATCCCTCTATTCCATCGTCAGTTTGTTCAATTGGGTATTTTTCATAAGGAGAAGATATTCCTAATATTTTAGGTTTAACTACTCCTTTATCATTTAATAACTCTAACCCATATCCAACATTCCCTATTGAACCAACAGTTTCTAATTCAGCTAGCCATTTGGTTAAAAGTTCAACTGGAAATTTATTTACCGACTTAGATAAAAATGCTTCTTGTGGTTTAATAGGGTGCTGCGAAATATAAGTTAAATATTGTCTTACCGATTTTTTCTTTTGTTTTGCTCTTTCTCCATCTAAATATTTCAAAGAAGAATCTATATCTGAATTACCATTATCATCAATATAAGGCTTTAAACATATATACTCTGGAACAAAATAACCACACTTTTTATTTTTAGCTATTTCAACATCATCCCATATATTATCATAAGCCATAAAATCATTAGCCTCTGGCTCGTAAAATATTTTCTTTAACCCCTCGCACTTATCCAAGTCCCCAACTGAACCATACGCTATAATTAAACCAGTAGTAAAGGAACCATCCATAGTAGCTGGTTTCATAAACTCAAGTACATCTAGTAAATTAGGAAATACCCCTGCTTCTTCTATAACTGATAAATCAATAGCACCACCTACAGATGATTCTGCTCTATCTTTAAATGTAAGTTTATGAAGTTCAGATAAATAACCAGATTCCACTTTTTTACCATCTATTATTTCTTCAAAAGCCATACGAAGATATGATGCTGTATCTGGTAATCTATTTTTATAAAAATCAGTAAATTTATTTATATGACTTAAATAGTCTTTAGTAAAAACCCATGTTTTAGTAGCATATTTTTCATAAAATGATCCTAAATAATTCATAGACTTTCTATGAAAATGAAGATTATGAATTATAGGAACTGCATCTTTTAACGAGAAACCTTTCTGACGGGCCTTTAATGCAGCTAAATGCCTACCTACTTTTTTAGCCTTATCTATTTGTAAAAACCAATCAGCATCTAAATCCCAAAAATCTGGAAATGTAAATAACTTTTTCTTTTTATTATATATTGGACAATAATTTAAATACATATAATGAAGGCCAGATATTTTCTGACCATCCACAGTTATACCATTTTTTAATCTATCTTCTTCTATATCCCAAAATTCTTTATAGGCATAAGTTCCCGAAGGGTAAGTACAATAAGTACCATCCTTTAAAAAACGCATAGCTGGCTCTCTAAACTTATCTACATCTTTCCAAAGAGAGTTACCATCTAAACCGTTTAAAGGATAATATCTAGTTGTCCAACCCATTACTCATTTGTTTTACACATTATATTAGATATAAAAGCATTATCATAATTTTGAGTATATACTTTTATAACTTTATGAACAGTATGTGGAAAATCACATAACTTTTGAAAATTACTATTTAATTTATCTCCACAGACTACTGTATCTTCATTACATAGATTTTGTACTTCAACCCAACCTTTATTAGTAGTCATTACTTTTTGATCACAAGTACATACTAAATAAAATCCATTTTCAAGATATAGTTCTTTTAAAGAAATAGTCGGACCAAAATTCTCACCAAATATTACTTCTATATCTTTTATATTATCCTCAACTATATTAAGATTTGAATCATAACATGGTATAGTTCCTCTATAGTTAAGTGAACTTAATAACTTAGTTAATCTATAACTAGTATTAATAAACATTTCTTGCCAAATAGCCATTATAATTTTTTATCTTTCTCTTGAACCTACACTACCTTTACCTCTCTTAACCCCTTGCTTAGATACTTCTTTTTCAACAGCCTCTTTAATTTGATCATATGAATTTAAAGAGCTTGCTAAATTTTTAATAGATGCTATTACGGATTGTATATTTCCATCTTTACCATCTCGAATTTTAGTAGTATCAAGCCATTGACTAACTTTAAATAAAGCATTTCTAGCTGATTCTAATAAGTAATGTTCTGGAACTTTAACTAATGAATTATATTTTAGTATAGCAGATTTAATTAAAGGGTTAGATTCTTTTATATCTTTATCTCTAATAAAATCCTCCCGAATAAATTTTTCTTTTTTATCAGGAGGATAGTTATTATACGGTGATTTAGGATCGCACATAAAATAAATATACTCAAATGTAGAATAAGCCAATTCTTTACTTTTAGAACTATCAGATTCCCATATTGCTTTAAATTCTGGTATAGCCAAAAGATCAGGATCAATAATTAGTTTATTACTTGAATCTATTTGAAACATTATTCTTCTCTTTTTAAATCATTTTGTATCTTAATATATTGCCATTCAATTGCTTCACGAATACATTCAATAATTACTTCATACTCATAACAATTTTCTCTTTCAAGATAAACTTGTAACAAATCTTTTAGTGCTTGAATTTCTTTCATTTTATACTTCTTTTACATAATTAGAATCAACATCTTTAATAATTGCTTGTTCTCCAGAGGTAATTTCATCATTTACAAATGATGTATTAATTGATATATCATAAAGAACTTTTCCATATATAGTAAATTTAACAGCTAATATGGTTGCTCTTTCTACTAATCCTGAATTATAGAATTGTAAAATACATTTATCTCCCGGTTGAAAGTGGCTAGGTAATTTAGGTGTTGGTAAAATTAAATCATCAAATTGTTCTTCCATTTTATTTTTATTTAGAGCCTATAGATAGAATCGAACTACCAAATGAGGTTTACAAAACCCCTGTTTTACCATTAGAACTATATAGGCAAATTAAATTATTTATTTTCTTTTAACCATAAACCTTTTGGACATTCAGATTCCATACTTCTTATTTTAGCTTCTATAATACATTTACAAATCTTACACTGTTTTACTTTCATTACTGAGTTTAGATTTTGGTAGCTTGGGCATCCTATACACAAATCCTTCCGTCTTTTGGCTACTATCTCTATCCTCATTTTTGGAATTAGGAGATTCCAATAACCTAGTATTATCTGATATATAAGTTTTAATATTCCCACTTTTTAAATATTGATTTAGATATTTGTGATATAAATCCTTAACTCTTTTATATTGTTTTTCTGCAACCATTCTTTTAAATTCCCAAGGTGCATAATAATATTTCATTTTAATTAATTCTAAATACTTTTTCCAAAGTGTAAAAAAATTAATAGTCATAGAACCAACCCCATGTATACGCATAGATGTGTACTGATTTTTACGGGCAGCCCTCGAAAGTTCATAAAAATATCGGGAATATATTTGTTCACAAGTTGTTTTAGGAAGATTGGACACTTCCTGCACTTTTGGTGTGAACATCCTCCAATTCTCTAGGATTGGTGGTTGTCTCTTCATCTACTGTAATTCTAAATGTTAAGATATACTCTTTAATCTCTGATGAAATTGGAAGTTCAATATCTGGATTAATCCGATATTCTCCCTTACTATCTTGAATGAGTAATCTCTTATCTTTTAATTTTTTCTTATAATTATTAAGGTTTGGTCTACTAATTCCAATTGACTTTTCCAATTTAAATAAATCCCAAACATACACATTATTTCTAATTGAACAAAGTATCTTTAACTCTGTTTCTGATAAATCTAAACCTGATCCACATAATAATTTTTTAAGATAAAGCTTATATAAATTATTCTGTTTAACCTTTATTGGTAATTCTCTATTAATTGATTGATCTTCTCTTTTAACTAACATAACTCTTTACTTTTATTTTCTACCTTTATATTCAAAACCTATTCTATTTATTTCCTTTTCTTTACCATATACAATATCGGAGATTTTATTTTTAGAACCTTGAACTTTTAAAAATTCACCTTGTTCTATTTTAATTAAACAAGTATTTTTTTCTACTTTTAAACTATTAGGGTTAATAAATTCTTTAATATATTCTATTTTGTATCTGGGTATATTTAGTTTACTTTTAATTACTTTTACCTTACTCTGTATTTTTGAATCCTGAGTCTGTTGAGTAGACTTCACGAATGTCTCTATTACTATCAGTTCTATAATATCCTCTTCGCTCCTTTTTATCTGCTTGATCATTTTTTCTACGCTTTAAAGCTTCTAAAGCATTTTTACAATAATTAATAAACTCAGTATTGTAAAAATTATACCTCTTATTATTAAGAGTTTTCATTCTAGATATAAGAGTATATAAAACTTCTTCGGTTGTTATACCATCAAGGATTTTTCCAGTTTCATCCTTTTCTATAAATTTAAGTTCTTGACACTTAGTCTTGTCTAGATAATTTGTTAATCTAAAATGAACTCCTTCTTTAATTACTTCCATTTACTTTAAAATAAATTATACCACCATTAATTGTTCTATATCTGTTCTTGTCTAATCCGTCACAATTGTATCTAAAATTTTTAATACCTAAATCATTTATTAAATTAGTTATTCTATTTAAAAAATTCTGTGAACAGTTTATAATAACCTCATTATTATTTTGAAGAACTATTTTACCAAATGTTAAATCCATTAAATTATTTCTAAATTCCAATTCAGTAAATATATCTTCATTTAAATTTAAATCTTTTTGTTGTATCTCAAACTCTTCTACTTTATCCATTGTCTATAATACTTTTTAAAATCTCATTAATATTATTAAAATCTTTTTGTGGTATACGAATTAAATTTATTTTCTTTTGAATACAATAGTTATCCTTTACTTTATCCTTAGCTTGATATTTTTTAAACCTTTCTATTGTTCTATGCATCTTTCTTATAAATCTTTCATGTTGTTCACCATCTAACTCTATTATAAGATTTAATTCAGGAATCCAGAAGTCAAATATAAGTTTTTGTTTTGTTAATGGGTTAATACAGTCTTTAAATCTAGCATTGTAAATGTAGTTTATTTCATGTTCTTTAAGCCATTTACTTACAGTTATTTCTATTTTACTTGGTGGGTTACTCTGAAAGTATGGCTTAGTTTTTTTCTTAGCCATTAATTATAATTAAGTCTAAAAATATTTTCATCTGGTTCCATTGCTTCAAATCCTTGAAGTAAAAGAAACTTTTCATTTTCATTTGTAGTAATCTCCTCAGCCCCCACTATTGATTTTAAACACACCAAAGATTCATCTTTACTAGTTGATTCATATACTATCTCCATTTCTTCGGGCAATAAGGATAGGATATTTAATAATTCTTTTACTATCATATTATACAGTATTAAGTATTATTAAGTAATAGGAAATTTAAACCCCAGTAAACACTGGAGTTTTATTACCTTGGATTCCAATAAGACGAAGGATATAAGTTTATTCATTCTGTATGGTTCGGCCTATAATTTCATGGAATTACTTCTTTAGAAATTATCCTAACGTGGACCTCTACTTCGCCAGTTACCTTCCCTAAAGGGCTTTTATCTAAGGTGAGAGACCAGAACTATTCAACTTACTCACAACTGTAATCTAGTGAAGTCTTAAAAAAATTCCTCCTTTCAGATTGAAATTTAAGGCACTAGATCAGTGAGTTATCAACTTCAAGTGGTAAATATACGATAAATAAATGATATTAAAGTAAAAATCTTTTAATGGCCGTATAACTGCCTGATAATCAATATAAAAAATTTTTAAAAAATTTTTTTTTGATAACTATAATTTCATGGATGAGAACCTAGGTAGATTCATCCCCCTCCCTTTGCTTTGGCTTTGGGGTATATCCCACACCTCAAAGTTGCCAAAACGCGTTTGGTTGATAAGTTGGGATAAATCATTTTACTCACAAAATTCAATACAATGAATCAAAATCACAAGGTTCGCGTGGTGAAGAATGCCAAGAATGGCCAAATCATCACCCAAACGGCCAACCCGGAATTTGGCTTTTTTCTGTTGGAGCAATCCACACGGGATAAATTCAGCAATTTCCTCAATGGTCAGCGTGTCACTAAGGTGATGGTTGCACCAATGGAAGAGCTGAAAAAGATGGGCCTGAAGGAAGGAATGGAGTTTCCCGGAAATCTGTTCGTCACGGAAAGTCATGAGCCGATCAATTCGACCAGTCAGGTGAAGATCTATCCTGCAAATCATCCCAAAGCAGGTCAGCCTGTTCTGAGTAGTGGTAAGCAGATATATCGTACCATTGGTTGGGATACAGCTGGAACAACTGAGAATACTCTGTTGCCCACTGATCGGGTGGTTGCTCCTGCAAAGCCTGAAGTAAAGGCAACTGCTGGTGTTACAGCCGGTAAATAAGTGATCCAAAAAGAAAGGGGTTAGAGCAATCTGACCCCTTTTTAATTTACCCACTTTATACAACTATTATTCTATTATTCACCCTATTAACCTTAATAATCCCTATTCTTATAAGCCACCACTAATATCTGAAGGGTGCTAACTGGTATAAAGAGTAAGAGTAAGTCGTAATTCTTATAGCTTTAGGGCATAAGTAGAAATCTCTGAGTCAGTTCTTATAAGAATTTTTAACTACTTCACGCCGCCTAAAGCGGCGAATATGTACTATAGCTGGTTGTACTATTGCTGGCTTTTATTCTTTTTATACCTATTTTGCATTATAAGGCTCAATAACCTGGGTATAGAAGGTTAATATTAACGGCCTAACGGCCTTTGTTATTAAGCTACCACTAAACTAAGTACACTGGAACCCAGTGGTAACCTTTGTAATCCTGACGGATTAATCATTTCTATATACCTAGTAATGGGTAATAATGTAAGTTGCCTGACGGTATAACAACTTATTTAATAATAAGTTCCTCTTTATACAACTATTTTTTAAAAACTATTGATTATCAATGATTATTTTGTATTAAACTTTCAAAAATAATTGAAAGATGATTAAAAAGTTATTAGAATTTTGTTAAAGATTTTACATAACTTGTTGATA